GCGGTTTCCGTGGCGGCTTTTGTCGAGCGTGCCGCGGAGCTTTTTCCCCCCCGCCATTTCGGACTTGATGGCGGGCACGTCCTCTTCCCGCACCACCAGCCCCTCGTACTGCTCCAGCGTGGCGTCGAGCAGGGCGGACACGGCGTCCCGGTTCCAGTTGATGACCAACGGGGTGGCGGTGACGGCAAGGTCGAACTGCGCCAGCCCGCCGGGCTGCGCTTGCGCGGGTGGGAGGGATTCCAGTATTTTTGCGGTCTGTGTCATGATTGTATCCTGTTGGTTTTGCTAGAACGGAACATCGTCCATGCCGGAGGCCTCGGACGGGAAGGCGGGGCCGAGGTCTTCATAGTCGGATAGGGGAGGAGTGTGGCGTTGGCCCTGCTGCCTGCGCCCGCCTTCCTGTTGCCCGCCGGGTTGCCCGTTGCCGTCCGCCTTGCGGTCGAGAAACTGGACGCGCTGCGCCTTGATTTCCGTGACGAAACGGTCCTGCCCCTGCTGATCCTGCCACTTGCGGGTTTCGAGCTTGCCTTCGATGAAGACGAGGCTGCCCTTGGCGAGGTACTGCGAACAGTTTTCCGCCGCCTTCTGGAACACGACGATGCGGTGCCACTCGGCCTTTTCGACCTTCTGCCCGCTGTTGTCCGTGTAGGATTCGTCCGTGGCGACGCTGAACGTACAGACGGGACTGCCGCTCTGGGTGTATTTGAGTTCCGGCTCGCGTCCGATCCGCCCGATGATCATCACTTTGTTGAGGCTCATGGATTCTCCTGCTGGTGGGATAAAAGAAAGCCCCGTCCGATGGTCGGGCGGGGCACGGATTACGCGGCGCGGGTCTGGCCCGCTTCAATCTGCTTCCGGCGTGCCCGGAAGGCTTCACGGATGGCGGCAATCTCCGGGTGGTTTTCCGGGACGGCAAGGCGGGTTGCTGCCGCGTACAGGGCCGTGATCGTCTCACAGGCGTTAAACTCGGCAATGACCTGATCCGCCGGGATGATGTTTGGGATGGAGGACGTGGGGCGGGGCTTGGCGGGCGGTGCCTCCCGGTTCTCCGCAACTTCCTTGCGGCGGTCGAGGAACAGCCGGGAAAGCTGGCTGAAGTCGCGGTGTTCCTTTTCAACCCGCACCTTCTTCCAGTATTCCTGTAATTCCTCTTCCGTGGTCATGCGGGCGAGTTCCGCGCGTACCTTGTCGAAATCCACAGGGCCGTTCATGACCTGCGGGCGGGCGTCCTGCCTCGGCTGCACGGGCTCAGGCGTCTCGGCGTCGGGGTCGTCCTGCGCGATGTCCTCGGTGGGGATGCAGAACGTCTGGAGCAGGGCATACTTGTGGGCCACAGCCATAGCCTTGTTGGTGGCCTTGTCCGAAGTGTCGCGACCTTCGCCCATGACCGTGCAGGAAATGGACGAGCCGTCCGCATGGAAGAAGCGGTACTCTACGGAAAGGGTCACGCACTGCATCACGCCGCCCTTTGCGGTCGTGCGGTCTTCGCTGGCCCGGGAGAGCACAGTGGGGGCCATGAAGACCTTGTGCTTTGCCAGAAGCGGATGCAGCGCGTTGTACACGTCGTCGATGCCACGATACTGGAACCCCTGATCCTTGTTCCTGTTGTCCTTCCCGATGGACGGGATTTCCGCGAGGATTTCCGCCATAGCCTGATAGATGCCCGTGGGCTGCGGCTGGTCACACATCGTCGTCTCCTTCCGTCATTTCCCGGCGCAGGGCCTTGCGCCGTGCGGCATTGCCCGCCGCGATCATGAGTTCCTCGTCCGTCCAAGGGCCGTGTTCGTCGCTGTAGGCGTCGTCCGTCCAGTTCATCGCAGGGCCTCCTTGATCAGCGGCTCGATAATGGGGCGCATGCCAAGCGCAAGGAAACACCCGCCGAGCAGGGCGGCGACCAGTACTGCGAACAACACCCTGTCCGGGATGTGCCAGTGGCGCACTTCGTCGGGATCGGGGAGGGGGTATTTGTGGACCGGGGTTGCACGTTGTTCCTTCATGGGCTGCTTCCTCACTTTCGCGGCGGCTTCGGCAAAGGCGCGCGCCGCGTTTTCATAGGTGATGGCTATCTCATCGCGGGTATAGGTGTGACCGCAGTGACGGCATTTGAGCTTGTCGCCGGAGGTTTCCGTCAGACGAATCAGGCGGCCTTGCACCTTGCAGTGGGGGCAGAGAACACGGGCTTTCATGCGGCTACCTCCAACCGTTCGAAGACGGCATCAATACCGCCGTCCTCGTCGACAAGGCGGCAGTCCGTGATGGGCCGCGTGGGGACGAGTTCCCCATCGTCCCATTCCGCCGCGCGGAGGTTCCAGCCCTCCCGTGTAGCCTTGATGAACAACATCACGGCTGCGGGTGAATTGAAAAAGTGCCTGACCGTTCCGCCGTAGAGCGAGTTCCCGGTTTCGATGCAGAAGATGGTGGTGGTCATGCAACCCTCCTCTTTTCCTGCTTGGCTTCGTACAGGGCGTTGCGGTCCAAAATCCGGGCGCTCACCCATTCCGTGCAGTCGGTGATCTTGTCCGGTTCGATGGCGATTTCCGAATCGGCCAGCGCTATGCCGAACTGTTCCTTCATGGCCTTCACCACGGTTTCCGGCACGTTGCACACCTGATCGAACTCGAAGAAACGGGCGCAGGTGGCGCATACGCGGGGCTCATCTTCCGGGTCATATTCGTAGGGGTTACGCATGGCTGTATCCTCTCGGTTGAAGTTCGTTCCGGCGTCCCAGAACCAATGAAAAAGCCCGGTTGGTTCCGGGCTTTTCGATGGGGCTAGGCGTGAAAAAGGCGGCTCTTTCGAGTCGCCTTGATTCGGTCAACGGGTTTTGTGGTCAGGAGTGCTTGCAGGTAAGCCAGAGGCCGATGCCGTCAATGAGGGTGATGATTCCTTCGATTAATCAGAACGTTTCCCGTTGCAGTTTAATACAAGGAATAAAAGTAAACCTCGCTAGAACAAAAATATAACTGCCTAAGCTGGGGTAAAAATTCGTTGAGTTCTTGAAATGGTATATAAAAAAAACCAAAATTATCATCAAAAACTAATGCATTATCAAGATTACTTATAATCGCGATGGCATGTCGCCTAGGGTTGTTTTGGGGATCAATCAGAGAAAATGTTGATATATAGTAGTAATGATGGTCCACGTTTTCAACGATACATGCGTCTTTAAAAACAGCTTTGAGTGCATTCAATTCCATATCGGAAGTTTTTCGCACTACAAATGTTTGTTCTCCCATTATTTTTAATCTATCGAACATTTTTGTTCTAACTTCATCCAATATCGTTTTAAATTCAGGACTAGTAGCTAAATTGTTTAGCGTTGTGTCATCTATAGGGTCATTTTTTCCTTTATAGATCACACAATATTTTATGAAACATGACGCAATAAGTATACATGGGTTTGGCAAATTTTGTATCATTTCATTGAGGGTATTAGACGGCTTGCATACCCTATATTTTACTATAAACTGAAAAGCTTCACGATTTAAATATGTTGCCGCTTGCTGTGCTCTGGTCTCTATATCCATCATTTGACTCATGATTTACCTCCTCTATGCATAATGTCCCTGTTAGTATAAAAGTGTACATTAGGCAACTTATGAAGGCGAAATATATTTATTTTTTATATAATACAAAAATTCTTATAGTTACCTCCTTCCCTTTTCATGCGTGCGATATGTTCTCGGTGTCGGCGATTCCGTTTTTCGGGGCGATATACCACAGAAACTACGGCTTCGTTGGTATGATTGACGCTGTTTTTCCGCTTTGCGGTCGGCATCTGCGGACCTGTTCCACGCATGGTTCGGGGCGACGGGTGTTCGCCGCCCCTTTCATGCGGGGCCGTCAGTCCACAGGGACAAGCCTGTAGCCGAGTTCCCGCACCATCACGTTGAGCGGGGTGGAGTCGCCCGTAGTATCGATGATGGCCATGAACGTCTCGACGCCGAGCTTTGCGCCGGGGTCAAGCGGGTTGGTTTCCCTGAGCAGGGTCGAGTAGGGCTTGCCGATGGCGATAGCAACGGATTTTGCGGGCATCTTGCCTTGCGTCACGAGTTCGTGGACGGCCTTGACGACTTTGTTCATATGTTTGTCCTGAAAAAGCCGGATGATTCCGGGTTCGATTGTATTTCATGAAAATTTTTACGGGATAATACCCGTCTGCATTACTGTTGCAGCTCTGCCGAGCCGGGGGATTAGTCACCTCTCCCCGCGCTGATTGGGTATTCATCATACCGTCTACGCCCGCCGACCCTGCGCGGCTTGTATCGCAGCTCCGGGGAATGCCGGGCACCGTGGGAAGGTAAGAAGGGGGAACCTTCACGGCGTTTCCCGGCACTCCCCGGAGCTGCGAGGACGGCGGGGGTATTCCCGGACGTCGTGAAACTATTATTAGCGTATGCTAAAATAAAAGGCAAGCCTGATATTAGCAAATTCTAAAAAATGTGTTACAAAAAAGTTGCCCGCACGTAGGGCACGAAAAAGCCCCTCACGGGGAGGGGCTGGAAAACAAGGAAAGGAGAAGCAATGCGAGTTGTCAGGCTGGTTTATAAGGATGGTTCAACTGTAGAATTGGAACGGGAAAGCCATGAATTAATCAATGAAATATCAAGGCTCTCGGCGATATGGAGTGTTGCGGCATATGACGGGGATGCGGCTACGCTCTTAAAATATTCACCGCGCTGGTGCGAGATCTGCGGAAAAGTACTCTCCTTTTGGGGGCAGATTGGCGCCCCCAAGCTTCCCGCCAGCAGCGAGGAGCACGAGGCCGATCCGCTCAAGAGCCGGCATTTGTACATGCGTTTTTAACATGTTGGTATACTATACGGCGCTGCTCATCGCTCTCTGTAGGAAAAGACAACAATGATGATAAGTATGCTGAATTAGCTGCCCATTCCGCATAGTCAATATTATTCAGTTTTCTTGTACTCAAGAGAATAGTTGAGGAGTGAAGGTGTAATGATCCTTTTTACTCTTTTGTTTGGGGTATTAGCTGTAACTCTTTATCTGATTTTTCTTATGGTTCTCAGGCTGCCAAAGCTTTCTTACGATCCAGAAGAAGACCTTTCACAACTTAAAGAGTTTGCACGGAAAAGTAGCAGGCAGAAGCGAAAAAACAAAATGATGCAAGCGCACATACGGTGCAAGCGTAGAAAAAGCTTTTTTCTCTACGAAAAGGGCAAGCTGCATAATCGCCAATGGCCCATTTCCAAGAATCAGCAACATTGTGCTGATAAAAGTATGCGAGAAAATTAAGAACTATTGATAACGCAACTCCAATAATAAACAACAGGAGGGAAAGTCGGAAATTAGCAGGTTCTTTCATCGTGAGAATTACAGTTACTCCCATCCCGTTAATCAAAAATAATCCTTTTATTGCATCACGAACCAGAACAACACATGATGCTATATGGTCTCGATAAATAGAAATATATCCTTCCACCTTCTTGCATTCGAGTTCATTCATCGGAAGCCCTTCATCATCATCATCATCATCATCATCTTCTTCTTCTTCTTCTTCTTCTTCTTCTTCTTCTTCTTCTTCGCTTCGGCGGGAAACTTCATCTGTACTCAACGTAGATGATCACGCACCCGGAAGGGCGTCGTTCCCGCCGGACTGCACGGAGACGTGGCGGAATTAGGCGATCTATTTGTCTCTGTCGCTAGACCCACTTTGCGCGCGCACCAGTTCGATGTGCCCTTCCCATTTGGCCTTGTAGTCCCTGAGTTCCTCTACCTTTTTTTCAAGCTCTTTGATTCGTTGGTTGAGAGCCCGCATATCCTGCTCGGGATGGCAGGGTTGAGGAGAAGGGCATGGTTTTTCGCCCGGAATGAGAAGTATTCCTCCGGCCTTATCAATGGCTCCGCAAAGGACGGAGTTAAGACTACGTTTTCCTGTGATCCAGCCCCAAAAAGTGACGTTGTTCACGCCGAGAGCTTCCGCAGCCGCAGACTTATTTCCTCCATACTCTTCAAGTACTTTGGAAAAAAGTTTTTGAATGTCGTTTTCTATTCCCATACGATATGTTCCATCCAAAAAATTAGCTTCTGTCAATTCGCGTTCGGATAAAATAGCTTGATGTTTTATTTAGCGTTCGCTAATAAGGAGCACATGAAGACAATCACCACAGAAATCAGAGAGTTTTTGGACCAGACCGGGCTCCCCCAGAGCAGGCTTTCTGCCGAGTCTGGGGTCCCCGCGTCTACAATATGCAACCTTTTGAAGGGGAAGCGACAGCATCTGTTGGGACCGAACCAAGACAATATCCGTGCCGCAATGTCTCGCCTTTCTCTCACAGTCGCTCCCAGTACTCCCCCTGAACCCAAAGAAGAGGCGTTGGTATGAAATGCCCCAGTTGCGGAGCCCCCGGCATGAAACGGACGTTCAACGCCACACATGATCCGGAGCGTTTCTACCTGTGCAAGGAGTGCGGGCACACCTTGTCGCGTATCAAAGAGCCTTGGTCCGGCAAGGATCAGCGCTTCTTCATAATGGCCCGTCTGGACGAGCAGAACCGCCTTCTTGAGGAAATCCGGGACGCGCTCAAGGAACGCGCCCCGGTGGGGGAGGCTAGCTCCAGTCTGCCCCCGCAAGAAGCGGCTTCTGACCATACTCCGAGCAAAGCTCCCTGTAGATCGCATGGAACTGCTTCATGGCCTTCTCTTTTGCTTCATCGTCTGTGGGCACTGAGGGGCCGCACGCGCAAGCCGCAGCCGTAAGGCTGGATGCGAACGAAAGCAGTTCGGCATGAGACAAAGAATGTACATCGTTTCCCATAATATTTCTCCTGTGTCGTCTGTTTGCTGTGAGCGTTGCAGGGGAACCTGCCGGGGGAGTTGCGACCTTCCCCGGCAGACCAATGATTGGTTGTCATACCGGAACGTGGAATTGTCAAAGCGTTCCCCAACACTCCCACCGGACAAGGAGAGGTAAACCATGAGCTGGCCTGAAGCCATTGTCGTTGTCGCTGGTATCGCAGGATGTTGCTTTATCCTCTGGTGCTTCCTCAGAAGCAACTAATCCCGCCGCGCACCGTCGGGCCACGGCTTCCGGCGTGGGGTAGTCCTCGGCGCGGTAGCACTTCCAGCGGATGGTGCCGCCGGACAGGATGCGGACGCGCCAGACGGGGCCGCGCAGGGTGAGGAGCAGATGGACTGTGCACAAACCG